AAAAGAGAAGAGGTCTTAAAATTTATTGAAAATGGAATGCATTAAGTGTGGAGCTCCGGCTACCAAGAGGTACAGTCCAGATTTGGATGTCAAAGGGATTGGAATGTGTGATGAGCATGAAGAAGAAATAAAACTTGATTTACTTATCACACAGTTTGACCCAAAAGGTTGGGAGAAGTTTGAGAAAAAGTATTTAAAACAAAAGAAAAATGAGTGAGCAAGAGTTAGTTGATCTAGGCTTTGAGATGGTTCATATTATGAATCAGCAAAGTGACAATGGTTATGATTATTATTATTATCAAAAAGAACTCTGCAGTGGTCTAGTCCTACACAGTACAGATAGCATTGATGTGAAAGATGACCATTGGGTGTTAAAATCATTTGAGATACCTGCTGTAGAGATAAAAACCAAAGATCATTACATGCAGTTTTTAGAAGTAATGAACAATATAATTTGCTAATTATGTTTAGTGGTAAGTTTATAAAAAAAGATGGTAAATTAACTTATGCCAGTCCTCAGGATAAGCTTGCTTATGATATGTTTCTAAGCAAGCTTGAAGATGGGCAGATAGTAGATATGTATATTGATCTTGCTAGTGCAGATCACAGTAAAGCTCAGTTGGCTAAAGTACATGCATGTATTCGGGAACTTGCAAAAGAGTCCGGTTATACATTTGATGAGATGAAAATTGTGGTGAAACAAGCATCTGGACTTGAAGGTAAGTCATTTGCTGATTGTAGTAAAGATGAATTGATGCTAGCTATTGAAGCTTGTATACAGATAGGTAGAGAAAACTATAATGTTAATCTTGCGTAGGTTTTTTGTCTTCTTCCCCTTGAACTTCAATTTCTTTTATGTCAAAAAGTTCTTTTTCACCAGCCTGTCTTTCAATCTCAGCTAAAAGAAGTAACATGGTTTTAAATGCTGCCTCATGCTCAGTATGTGGTTCATTTTCTGCTTCTGGAGACATTACTTTTTTGATTAATTCTTCATATTTAGACTGATCTTGTTCTTGCTTAAATATGTAAAGCATTGTAGCTTTAAGCATCAAATAGAAATTTTTATTAAGCTTGATGTCTATAACAGCATCATTTTTAATCTCCCTTACTTTAATAGTACTCATAGTATTAATTTTAAACAAAAATAAACAAAAAATGGATTTACAGGAAATTAAACAAAAAATGTTTACTAAACTTGAACCCAGTGGCTGGGACAGAGTTTTTAAATCTTTTATATTTAGCTCTGACTTTGATGAGATACTAACTAGGTTATATACACTAAGTCAAGCTGATAAAAGATTTACTCCACCATTAAAACAGGTATTTAGAGCATTTGAGGAGTGTCCCTATGATAAACTAAAAGTAGTTTTTATAGGACAAGATCCTTACCCGGGTTTGGGACATGCTGATGGTATATCATTTAGCTGTAGTAATACAGGTAAAGCACAACCAAGTCTTAGATTTATTTTAGAAGAAGTAAACAGAACTGTTTATAATGGACATTTAGTAAGTGAAGATGTAGATTTAACTAGATGGTCTAACCAAGGTATACTTATGCTTAATACAGCTCTTACAACTGAAGTAGGAAAGATTGGAAAGCATTATGATATCTGGCAGAAATTTACGGCATATCTGCTTGATTGGCTTAATAGTTACAACCCAGGACTTATTTATGTATACATGGGTAAAAAAGCTGAAGAATGGTCAGATTTTACTACTAATACAGACTATAAATTCATGGTAAAGCATCCGGCAAGTGCAGCATATAATGGATCCAAATGGGATTCAGATAATTTATTTATTAAAATATCTACAGTAGTAACAAATACAACTGGTGAAATAATAACTTGGTAATATGACAGATATATTTACAAGACTAATTCAAGAGGGATTAGCACCAAATACTTATTATGTATTGCACTGTATAAAAGAGAAGATTGTTCCAAATAAGTTTGTGAATAAAGAACTTGAGTGCAAAAGGCTGCAAACGGACAATTGGTTGACTCAAAACTTGGAATTAACAAGTAAAAGTCTTATCTTTATGGAAGAAATCAATGGCTATTTCAAAAGAACCAAGAAGAAAACTTCACAAGATTTAATGGGCAGTAACTTTATTGCAAGTATAGAGGCATATGTAGAAATATTTCCTAATAAGAAACTATCCTCTGGTAAATATGCTAGGGTAAATGCCAAGAATCTAGAAGCTCCATTTAGATGGTTCTTTGAAACATATGATTATGATTGGGAGACCGTCCTTAAAGCTACAGAAAAGTATGTTGATGAATTTAGTATAAGAAGGTATGAGTTTATGAGAACTGCACAATATTTTATTAGGAAGCAGAACATAGACAAGACCTTTGAGTCTGACTTAGCAACTTACTGTGAGATTATTAGGAATGGTGATGATGAAGAACAAGTATATTTTAGTGAGAAAGTAGTATGACAAACTTAAAATTATTAATGATTGCTGTTGTGGGGTCTTTGTTTTGTTTTACTGTGATTGATTTCTTTATTGTAGAGATCAAGTTTGGGCAATACTTAATAATTGAACTACTAATGGCAATTATACATGGTTTCTATAACTATGTTAAGAACAAATATTTAACTAATACATAATAAACATGGCAGAATTATTTAATGGTGCACAAGCACTGCAACCTGTAAGTGAAAGAGATGCTTTACACAAAGCATTAGCAAAGATTGCGGCTAGGAGCCGGGGAGATATTAAATCTTTAAGAAGTGCTTGGCCCAAATTTAATGATGCCTTTTGTGATGGATTAGAGTGGAGAACTATCACTGTAGTAGGTGCTAGACCTGGAACAGGTAAGACTTTGTTTATGGAACAGTTGATTAGTGACATTATACAAAATAATGCTGATCAAAGGTTCCGGGTATTAAAGTTTCAGATGGAAATGGTTGAAGAAACCAGTGGTGTAAGAAAGCTTAGTTTAAACACAGGTGCTGATTACAATACTCTTATGAGTAAAGGTAAGAAGATTGATAAAGATCTTTTTGAAAAGTGTAAACAGTATTATGATAATACAGCTCATAAAGACATTATAGATGTAGTTTATGATGCATGTACCGTAGATGAAATGTGTGCCACAGTACATTACCAAATGCAAAAATACTCCAAAAAGGTTCTTGATGCAGATGGTAATCAGAAGACTGAGTACACTAATATGTTGGTAGCAATAGATCATTCAGCTTTATTTAAGAATGGTAAGGGACAAAAAGATAAATTTGAAATGTTAGGAGCTCTAGGTGAAGCACTCACCATGTTAAAGAAGAAGTATCCAGTAGCTTTTGTAGTCCTCAGTCAGTTGAATAGAAACATAGATGATCCTAAGAGAGCTGTAGATGCTGATTATGGTAATTATGTACTAGATTCAGATATCTATGGTTCCGATGCATTGTTACAACATGCTGATGTTGTCTTAGGTATTAATAAACCTTCTCTAAGAAAAATAAGACAGTATGGGCCTGACAGATATATTATAAATGATGAAGACATCTTGGTCTTTCACTTTTTAAAGTCTAGGAATGGCACCACAAGGATAAGTTTCTTTAAACTTGATAGAGAGGTGATGAGGATAATAGAGATACCTACTCCAGCATGTGCAACTAAAAAAGTATCAACACAGTAAATTTTAATTATGAATATAAGAAAAGAAAAAGAGAAAGAGTTCTTTGTTAAGCACATGGACACTTTTAAGAAACTAGGGTTAGCTGACCCGTTTTTTATTATTAAAACTGCATTTTTCCAGAAAGGTAAGTATGGAAGACAAGTACAATTATTTGAGTCTGAAATCAGTAAAGGTGAAGACATTTACATGGAGTTCTATGACAACGTAAATGATGACAAGGGTAATCTTGTTGATGTTGTTCCCTTCAGTGAAGATAGACAGCTTTTTAAATACAAAGCTAATCCATTCTATGCTGAGGAGTATGACATCAAAGAGGGTAGTAACTTTAAAGGTGAGCCTTATATATTGTATACTGTTCCTTTGTCAGAGTTAGTAGCTGTACTAGATGATGGTACAGAGATTACTTATGCTCTGTATGAAAAGAGAAAAGAGGATGCTAAGAAAGAGGAGTCATTACCTAAACTTCAAAAGAGTTTATCATTGTTTCCTGACTTTGAAGAAGAGTTTCCTAGGACAGACCGTGAACCATCACTTGATGAGATTTACAATGCAGAAATTGCAGATGCTCCATTGTCTGAAATAACAATTAGAGATCTTGCAGCTATCATGTTAATGAAGCCTGTAAGTGCACGTCCTTGGTTAAATGACATCATTAACAAAACAAAAAGTGAGATATGAGTATAGTACTTCCTACAAGTAAAGTAAAGGCTGAAAGACAAAATCCAAAGAGAATGATTATTTATTCTAAGCCTAAGACTGGTAAAACAACTGCTTATGCCGGTCTTGAAAATAATTTAATCCTAGATTTGGAGAATGGTTCTGATTATGTTGAGGCACTTAAAGTGAAGATCAATAATTTACAAGAGTTATTGGATGCCGGTAAAGCTATCAAGGCTGCTGGTAATCCATATAAAGTTGTTACTATTGATACTGTAACTGCATTAGAAGATATGATACAACCACTTGCTGTTAAGCT